CGGAAACTTGGCTAGTCAAAAAGAGGTAGATGATGTAGAGAAAGGTAAATCTGCAATGGATATGGGTCTTCGAGCTAAAGGACTCAAGAGTATGATGAGAATTTTAACATACAAAGCCGCGAAAGCCGGTGTGACGATATTGTTTAGTAACCATACGTATGATGACCCAGGATCTATGTTCCCGACACTAGTTAAGCATCAATCCGGAGGAAAAGGTCCTGTGTATCTCTCTAGCGTCCTAGTCCAGCTAGCTAAGAGAGATGAAAAGCATGACAAGGATGACGAGTCAGACGAAGTAATTCCGGAGGCAAATAAGTATAGTGGGGTAACTCTTCGAGCGTTGACAGTAAAGAATCGCTTCGTTCCACCATTTCTGCAGTGTGAGATGTATTTAAATTATAAAAATGGTTTAGATCGATACTCCGGTCTTAAAGACCTTGCTGTAAATCACGGTATTATTGAGCAAAATGGCTCTACTTATATTCTAGCGTCTACTGAACCTGGTGTCCCCGGTAAGAAGCTCGGGTACTACAAGAACTGGGGAAAAGATGTAGAGCTGTGGGATAAGACTATTATACCTCGAATTGAGGAAAAACTAAAAGACGTGTATAGTTATAGCAGCTAAACGACGCTGGTAACATCTTCGCCTGTACGCTTATCAACAACCTTAATAAGCCCTTTTCGTATAAAGCACCCGGTGTCCGGACAATACCAATGAGCTTCAGTATAGAGCTTATGATCTCGTTCAGTTGTTACAAGTTTAGGTCGGCATAAACTGCCTGTCATCGGTGATGATATATTAGTGGGTCTAACCAAGTTCATATGTATATTTATACAATTTCAGTTGAAATACTAGAGAGATATACTATAATATATTTATGAGTAAGGCAATTGTACCTATAAGTGGAGGCATAGACTCTAGTGTAGTTTTGAAGATCGCGCACTCCGAAGGTCATGAAGTACATGCAATTAGCTACAATTACGGTCAGCGACATGACAAAGAACTCGCATGCGCCGGGTTACAGACTGCAAATACTAGTTGCGCAACTCACCAGTATATTAGTCTAGGATTTTTCAGCGACATAGTACCTACTAGTTCGCTAACTTGTGCAGATATTGATGTAGCTAAAACAAGAGATGTCCTAGGCGACCCACAAACCGTTAATTATGTACCTAATCGAAATATGATGTTATTATCAATCTGCACCGCGTACGCGGAATCAGTTGGTGCTGAGGTAGTATATCATGGTGCCGCTCTTGTCGATAGCCAAGCCGGCTTTTGGGATGGTTCAAAAGAATTCCTAGAAGCTATTAATAGTATAAATGCCCTTAACCGGAAGTGCAGAGTCCGGATAGAAGCTCCATTGATATCATTATCCAAGAGAGAGATAATAGAGAAAGGTATTGATATGGGTGTATATTTTAGTGACACATGGACTTGCTATGAAGGTAAGAAGGAGGCATGCGGTGAGTGTACAGCATGCAGCTCTAGAATTAAAGGGTTCATAGACGCTGGGTACATAGACCCGGTACCTTATAGTATATCTATACCATGGCAAAGGTACAAGTGCAAGGAGGTACCATGCCGCTAATAGGTAACCGCCGGTTACAGATGCTAAATGCTAGAGGTTGGTTTTGTTTAGCACTATCCGGAGTGAATCTGGTTATAGCCTTCGTCTTTGCTACACACGCTAGCTGGTGGTGTGTTGTTAGTCTATCTCTCAGCTTCATGCTGTGGTTAGGTGTGTATGACCCGAAAAATTTAAAACTTACAGATGACAATGAACAATCTAATAAATAGGCGAGCAGTACGAAAACTGGCTCTAGTAATAGCTAACGAGATGCATCCACAAAAAACGATGTCGGATGAGTATGTTGATGCCTCCGGAAGGACGTGGAACTACGGTAGAGCTTTGGCTTCCTCTGCTAACAAAAAATATAAACAGGTGAGCATATCTTTCCTAGAGCATATAAACGGCATGGTTCGAGTTGAAGTAGAGAAATATATTAAAAAGAATCCACCTAGGGGAGCGACAGTTAAGTAATGCCATCTACAGAGACACTAGACCGGACTTATTTAGAGTTAGCTAGAGTCTGGTCTCAATTATCACCTGCACAGAGGATGAAGGTGGGTTGCTTGATTGTTAAGGATAATATGATTATTAGTGATGGGTATAACGGAACACCCTCCGGGTTCGATAATACATGTGAGGGAGAGGACGGTAAAACGTTAACGGAAGTTCTGCATGCAGAGTCTAACGCAATAACTAAACTAGCAAAATCTACTCAGTCAAGTTACGGAGCAACAGTATATATAACATTATCACCTTGCGTTGACTGCGCGAAAATCATGATTCAATCCGGAATAAATCGAGTTGTTTACGGTGAACGTTACCGACATGCTGATCGAGGATTGGATCTCTTAGCAAGAGCCGGTATACCGACCATCTTGATATCGTAACATAGATATGTGTGGTATATTCGGAAGTTTGGATTTCACAACGTATGATCGGCTTTTTACTGCTAATCGAGTACGAGGCAATTTTGCTAGCGGAAGTTTATATGTAGGTGATGATGAGATATATCTCCGTAAGGATGGTAGTGAGTATACTACTGACGGAGAGCATTTCCGTTGCAATTTATTCAACAAAAACATGTTCCTAGGCCATACACAAGCCCCAACAAGCTCGCAAAGAGATTGGGCAGCTCACACAACCCATCCGTTCGAGTCCGAGGAGTGGATAGTAGCTCATAATGGTATTCTAGAAAATTATGAGGAGTTGAAAGATAGGTGGTTACCAAAACATGACAACCCGGTTGACTCTTCAATAATCCCCGCGCTGTTAGATATGCAGTATGTAGGTGATGAAATATACTGCATAGCAGAGGTTATGGGCATGCTAAAAGGTACATTCGCATGCTGGATATATAGCAACCGCTCTAGAACCGTGTATTTGGTCCGCTCCGGTAGTACGTTGTTTTGCAATATGGAGAATTGCGTCTTCTCCTCAATCTCAGTAGATGACTGTTACGTACCGGCGGATGAAAACGTTATATATCAACTAACCAAGGAAGGTATAACAAGCGTTGGTAAGTTTGAGGCAGACAGTCCGTTTTTTATAATATGAAGCGTTTTTTAATAATTACAGCAACACGACTCCCTCCGGAATCGACTGTACCGCTAACTGAGAGTCTAGCCGACATGGTACAGTTCGGGGTAACAACTGAGCATCATCAGGTAATCATTCGCCACGGTAACAATAAGGGCTTACCGGAGATTTATAATCAGTATATAACTAAAGAGCATTTAGATATATATGAAGGTATTATTTTCGTCCATGATGATGTATATATTGATGATATAAAGTTCCTAGAAAAGCTCCGGAACTGTTTTAAACAAGGATACTCTGTTGTCGGACTAGCCGGGGCATCCTCAGCCAAGATCGCAAAACCGGCGTTGTGGCATTTAATGTCAGAAAGGCAGAACCAAACCGGTGCAGTCGCTCATCCATATAAAGATGGTATGTCATATGTAACTACATTCGGACCAACCCCTAAGCGTTGTCTTATAATGGATGGTCTCTACCTAGCTATTAATTGTAAGAAATTTAAACAGAACCCTGTTAAGTTTGACGAGCAGTTCACGTTTCATCACTATGATTTAGATTTTTGTTTACAGTGTAATAAGAACAAGCATAAATTAGTTGCAGTTAACATTAATGTCATTCATAATTCACCAGGACTACTAAAGCCAGAATCTAAAATATTTCTAGATTCGCAAGATAAATTTATTAAAAAATATAATGCCAAAAATTGATCATGGTTATTATGAGAAGATCATAATATATAAATTGTTAACAGACGAGACGTATTTAGCGTCTGTGGTCGATCATGTAGAAAGTCGCTTTTTTGACGACAAAAACATCGCATGCATAATCAATATTATTACTGATTTTTATCAAACGCGATCTCAAATACCCACAACGTCTGAAATAAAGAGTTATCTAACTACTGACGAGTTGAAGCAGCAATTTAAAGTTGTGGTTGGGTACTTAAGAGATGTCGCAGACCCAGACTTAAATGAGGATGAGTTGTACGAGAATACTGAAGTGTTTTTGAGAGAAAAAGCAGTCATGAAAACTCTGTTATCAGTCTCAGAGGATTACGCTAAAGAGCGAGACCATATTGACACGTCGCTTGTTTTAGATAAGTTTGATAAAGCATGCGGTATTACCTTAAGTGTAGATAAGGGTTTCGATTTGTTTAACGAGGTAGATAGACACATTGAAGAGTTGACTCAACGAGACAAAACTATACCAACAACCTGGCCATGGTTGGACGAGAAGTTAGATGGTGGGTTGCTAGAGGATGGCAGAGCACTGTACGTATTTGCTGGAGAAACTAATATTGGTAAATCTATAGTCCTAGGAAACTTGGCGATCAATTTAGCTAGCCAGAATAAGTCTGTCCAATTAATTTCATTAGAAATGTCGGAAAAGATATACACAAAACGTTTAACTTCTAGCATATCATCTATACCTATTAGTGAGTTAGCGGCCAACGCGGATGATCTAAGAGCTCAGCTAATATCGTACAAGCAAGGCCGCGATAAGGCGAGATTACTCGTCAAAGAATTCCCACCTAACACTATAACAGCTAATCACCTAAAGGGGTTTATAAAGAAGGTTGTTAGCTCCGGAATCGAACTAGATTGTATTGTGCTAGACTATGTAAATCTACTACATAGCACCATGGGAAACAATTCTTACGAGAGAGTAAAACACGCGACCGAAAAACTCCGAGCCTTATCCTACGAATTTGAATGTCCTATCGTTACAGCGACACAGCTCAACCGGCAGGGGTACAATGAAGCAAATCCTAGTCTGGATACTGTTAGTGAGAGTATAGGTTTAGCAGCCACCGCGGACGCGATTTTCAGTCTATGGCAAGAGGAGGAGGATGCAGAGTTAGGTGTAATGAGACTCGGTATCATGAAGAACCGATTTGGTCCTAATTTCGGTAGTACGGTGATGAGAGTCGACTACAATACACTCACTGTTGCTGAGGACCCTGATGCGGTGAGCGATGATATAATGAATGATCAGGCAGAAGATATGCTCGGTTTGCTATCCGGTTAATATTTAGTAAATAACGATAAATGGCCGCTAAAGATTATTATATATTCACCGACTGTGACTTAGATGGAGCTGGGTCGTATCTCGCGTTCAGCTGGCTCACCGGTCTTACAGATATCCCGTATATGGTCTGTCGAGTGAATGATTTAGAGAAAAAGCTCACCGGTTGGTTAAAAACTCATAAGTTTGAGGATTATAAGAAAGTATATTTTTTCGACCTAGATGTAAGCAAGGAAGGGATTAAAAAATTAATCGACCGCGATAATGTTGTTGTAGTCGATCACCACCTATCAAATATTGAGAGTGAAGTAGAGTTTAAAAAGGCTAGTATGGTGGTAGAGGACACAACTAGCACATGTAAGCTTTTATACAAAACATTTAAAGATAAGGCACCTGAGTTAACTAACGAGCAAAAACTTTTTATCTATATGGTGGATGATTATGACTCATACACTTTAAAATTAGCAGAGAGTAAAAAGTTAAATGATGTGTTCTGGAGCTACCAAGGCAACCGAGTTGAAAAACTAGAGAGAGACTTTTCATCCGGATTCACAGGGTTTAATAGGTTTCATGAAAACACTTTAATTATTAAAGAGAAGGATTTAGCTAAAATGAAAGCGGAGTCCGAAATCTTCACCGGTGTGATTAAGACTAAAAAAGCTACATACAAGGTCAGTAGTATTATTGGTAACAAATACATTAACGAACTTGCGGATTTTGTATCAGAGACCACTGATAGTGATGTCGCTTTAGTTGTAAATCCTTCCTCTGGAAAGGTCAGCTTCCGGAAACGTGGTGATGACGTCGAGCTCAGTATGGTTAAGTTAGCGGATATGGTCACCGACGAATCCGGAGGCCATGAGGCTGCCGCCGGCGGTATGATATGTGATAAATTTTTAGAGTTTACGAAAAGACTGTCCCCATTCTCAGCATGAGTATAACGCAGACAATAAAAAATCAATGCCCGGTAGAGAGATTATCTTTAGCAGAGGTTGATAAAGCGTTTTTAACCTTCTGTTCATATATGTGTATATTACACAACAAAAAACTTAACCTAGCTAATATATTTTTACTACTACTAAAGCATGAAAACATCCTAGACCTTTTCCAAGGCATGAGTGATTTAGATAGTAGTTATGATTGCATGAAATACTTTCTTCAACGAGATCCCTCGTTACACAAATCCAAGTATATTAAAAATTATATAGCACAGAAGGATGAGTGAGTCCGAGCCGCCTAATACGTCTCAACGAAATATATACAATACATGGTTGAGAGTGACTAAAACTCAAGCCGGGAGACCATTCCGGTACAGAAAGCGTTGGGACAATCTATCTGACGAGCAGCTGATTGCCCTAGAGCGTTTAGATCGATTTTTCAAAAAACACCGACAGATCAATATGGATGATTTCTTTAAGTCTCCGTATGTTCTATATACTGACGCCGTCCGATCCGACCACCCGGAGTACACTAACTTCCCATTACAATTTTACACAAGATACAAAGCTATAAGCATGTATAAACTAACACAACAAAATAACAGTTGAAAACCAACAAAACAGACACTATAATATATACATGAGTACATTCACACAATCAATGTTCGATAGTATTAAGACAGCTCTTAATAATACTAACAATGGAGCAACAAATTCAAGAGCAGATATTCTCCGGTTTACACCAGACAACCAGTATGACTTGAGGTTCGTACCAAATATTAAAGATCCTGAAAAGACCTTTTTTCATTACTACACTCAATCATTCACGTCTTTTGCAACCGGGCAATTTATTAGCGCCATGTCTCCACAGACATTCGGAAATACTGACCTGATCGCTCAGACCAAGTTTAAATTAAAAGCTAATGGTACAGAGGAGGAGAAGCGAAAAGCTGATACCATCCGCCGTACAGAAAACTGGCTAGTCAACGTATACGTCGTTAACGACCCATCCAACCCGGATAATAATGGAGAGGTCAAAATCATGAGATTCGGAAAACAATTACATAAGATTATTATGGATTCTATTCAAGACGAAGACGAAGCCGCTGTCGGCTTCCGCGCTTTTGATTTGAGCGAAAACGGCTGCTCCTTCCGTGTAAAGGTAGAGAAGCAAGGTGACTTTCCGACATACGTAACATCTAAGTTTTTACTACCATCTAAGGTACCTGATTTGGAAGATGCTGACGCGGTCATGGAGAAGGTATATGCCTTAGATGAGGTATTTAACCTAAAGTCGGATGAGGATGTTAACAAGCTGTTAGATGAGCACTTCTATTGCGGAGACGGGAGAACAGCCGGAGCAGTGCCGGCAGCAACTACCCAAGCCCCGGTACCTGAAAAGAAGCGGGACGCAGATCTAGATGAGGAAGTGCCTATGGAGTTTCCAAAGAAGGAAGCTTCAAAAGCCGAACCGGCGGATAATGATGATAAGCTCGAAGAGCTACTTGCCGGCCTAGACGACTAAACCTGATGGACGATACAGCAAAAGCTCCCGGTCCGCCTCCTGGGTCATTCGATATGGACGCTGCCATGGCCGCACATGAAGATGCAAGTGTTGTATCGCAGGATGATGCCATGGACATTGCGCGTTTGTTTAATGTCATCGGTACTGATTTAACTAATATCGATAAACATAATGTAGGTGATGGTCCACCAGCTATGAAGCTAGATAAGGATGCAGTGATGGCTCAGCATACACAACAAGCCCCACGACCTAGTCCACCACCCGTGCCGAGACCCGGTCCTCCACCCCCACATGCCACCGGTGCAGTTACAGTACCGACAGTAAATATCCCTCATGTAGCATATGAGAGGGAGAAGAAAGCCACTACAGCACTAAAGCGGAAAGTTACAAAGCTAGAGAAGGACATTAAAACTATTAATGAGGTATTGAATCTCCCTAATAGTGTTAGTAGGTATAAGATTGTTACTGATGATGTGGATTGTATGTGTTCAAATGTACACACGCTACTAAATGTGTTTACTACTGAGATGCAGAAAAAACCAAAGAGTATAACAATTACAAAATGTTAGTACATATATCAAGTAGAGAGGAGTTTGTTAGCAAGTTCTTGGCACCGATAACTAAGCTTAGTGAATCGGCATGCATAACTATACACCGCGACAAGATCTCCGCATTAACTACCAATAGTGATAATTCACTAATATTACACCTATCGCACAAACAAGAAAACCCTTCTCTTACAGAAGGTGAAAAGGTCATTTTAAATGTACCTAACATTTCACGCTTTGTTAATTTATTTTCGTGTATCACAGATGATAGTACAGCCCTAGACTTCGCGGAGAATTGCGTGGTTTGTACCTCTGGAGATCTCAAATTCCGGTACCACTTGTTAGAGGATGGTATATTAAAAGTACCTACCGTAAATATACAGAAGATAAAAGAGTTAGACTTCGACACTACATTCTATCTACAAAAGGATAATATATTGCAGCTACTAAAGGCTAGCACGTTTACTACAGATACAGATAAGCTGTATATAAGTACTGATGATACTAAGGTGTATGGTGAGTTAACTGATAAACAGCAAGCAAATGTCGACAGCTTTCAACAACCAATCGCGATGAGCTATAGTGGTTCTGCCATAACGAATCCTATGTCTATCAATTTCGAGTTAATACGTGTAATAGGATCCCTTCGTCTGAACAGAGACTGTAAGACGGTAGTTCATGTTAACAATGAGAACAGTGTCTTCCTGTTTGACATTACATGCGGAGATAATAAATTACAGTATATAACATCAGCATATGCTGAATAATATTATGGCAAAGAATAAGATATCAACCTTAGGTTATTTTGTAAAGAGAATGAAGGACAGTGGGTATGTCGTGTGGAAGATGTTCAATGATTACCCGTTAGCAGATACTAGGAAGTGGACTATATTAGTCAACCCGGGAATAGAATCGGTGTTAGTGACTTGTATGGTCAACGTAGGAGAAGAAGGTAGCATACCACATTTTGATATATACGACGGTGGTAATAGAACAAGACACAAAAACGTCACTGTAGCTACAGACTCGATGGAAGTTTTTATGAATCAATTGATAGCTTATGACATAACTCCTGATAGTGATATGTATAAGAAGGAAGTTACGGAATGAGTGAGGACGAAGATACTGAAGGCGAACCACTTTCCGGCGACGAGACAATCGATGAGGTTGTTCTGAGCGATACTGCAAAGAAGAGATTGTTCAAGATATTAAAAGTATCTGACAATGACCTAGACGGTGCTGAGGAAGCAGATTTACAAGAAGGTATACATAAACATTTAATGGAGTATGCTAGCAAGAAGAAACTTGACCGGAAGACTGTTGATGACTTGACCCAAGTACTCGAAGAATATTTATCAACGTTTCTTATACTAGGTTATAACTTTAAAGGTGAACCGGTCCAGATAGTATCTGTAGACTCTCAACAAAATGCGGACGCTCTAGGCACAGCTATCCACCGGTTCTTAATGCATTCCAATCGAGCGAACCTAGGTCCAGACGGTCCTGAGGGTCCGCCTGATCCTGGTATGTACGAGTAATATGCCTAGGCCATCAAAGAACGCCATGTATGTTATTAAGTGTGGTGATTATGGTGGTAGTTACATTATACAGTTTGATAAGACTGTAGCTCACCGAAAGTTTCTCCGCCTCCCGGAGCAGGATATTTTAGACGTACCGTTGTCTGCATTTGATAAAGGTCGTAGTACCGGCGTTTTAGATTTTGTTGCCAATATAGATAAAGACATTTATAATTACTGTAAACATATATACAATGAAAAAAACAATAATATTTGACGGTAGTAATCTACTACATCGATGCTACTGGGTCCATTCCGTCCGGAGAAACGTGAAGGTATCTCAACTATTCTTAGCGAGCATGAAAAAGTGTACTAATATGTTCGCTGCAGATCAAGTAGTCTGTGTATGGGATGCTCGGAAGAGATATCCAGAGCAGAACTACCGACACATCACTAGCAACGGAGCATACAAGCAGACTAGAGACAAGGATAAAAATGCAAAAGTGTACTCCTTCTGCGATGAAGTTCAAGAGATATCCGAACCATTGGGAGTCGCTCACTTAAACCCGGGCATTCTCGAAGCAGATGACTTTATATACTGGTTATGTAATAACATAGACGACTATAAGACCGTTGTTAGCTCAGACGGTGATCTCCTACAGCTAATAGGTGATACATGTGATGTATATAATCCGATTGTAAACAAGTTAATAACTAAGGAGACGTTTGAGGAAACCACTGGTATGCCGGATATCCGATCATATATCGTGCATAAGTCGCTAGTAGGTGATAAGTCGGATAATATCGCCGGTCTAGAAGGAGTAGGCCCTAAACGCGCTAAGCAGATAATGGAAAGAGGTATAGAGAAGCTGAGTAAGGAGAATAAGGAGTTGTTAGAGCATAACATAAATTTAATCGATCTATCTATTGGAAACATCCGGCATCCAGAGGAATGGGATTGGTATGAGGAAGAGTGGGGTAACAAGAAGCAGCCCCCACGCGATTTTAGTAAGTTTAAACAACTGTGCATTGAAAGTGAATTATTTGCTATAACAAATAAGTTAGCAGAGTGGAAGAGTGTTTTTGATAAGACTCAATCGATCGAAAATATCGTAGCAAAGTTAATCAAAATTAATGAAGGCGCCCTCTCTAACTTAAATGACTAATGAACTGACCAGTCAATTTTACATCCAACAATTCTTTCAATACGCTGGGTGGCCTAAGTATAATAAATTTAGCAATGTGTACAACGCATGTTGCCCTATATGTAGAGAGGGTAAGAGTTGGGGGAAGAAGAAACGACTATATTATATGGTCGAATCCGGAAAGGTTTGCTGTCACAATTGTGGTTGGTACGGTTCTGTTTTAAAGTGGTGTTTAGAGGCTAGTGGAAAGCCTTATGACGAGTTTATAGCGGATGCCGGCGTTGTCGATATCACTGATAAGTCTTTCTCTCCTATCATCAAGGCATTAGCGGATCGCCCTGCTCTTCCAGAAGACCCTATTAACATTTTTGATAAATCTCAAATAACATACTATCGAAAAACCGGCAGTTGGTCCACTCTTAAGAGTATTATTAGCTTCGTTGTCGGTAGAAGATTACACCGCGCAGTAAATAAACCTAAATCATTGTATGTAAGCCTAACCGATAAGATACATAAGAATAGATTATGTATACCGTTTACAGATAGAGGTAAAGTAGTACATTATCAAACCAGAGGAGTTTTAGAGGAAGATCTAAAAGATCGTCCGAAATATCTATCGAGAGTAAATAGCGAAAAGTCGTTATTTAACATTGATCAAGTAACCGATGATAACGATACTATATACATAACTGAAGGCCCGCTAGATGCATTTTTCATACCTAATGGAGTCGCAGTCGCCGGTATACAGGAAAAATCTAGATCACAAGCCTTCACTAAGAAGCAACGTGATCAATTAGCCGGTTCATGTCTACATAATAGAACATGGTGCCTGGATTCGCAATATTTAGATAGAGCTAGTTACAACAAAACAAAACAGTTAGCGGCCTCTGGATTGGCTGTATTTATATGGCCTGCACACGAAGGTAAGCAATATAAAGATTTTAATGATATGTGTATCTCAGCTGAGATCGATAGTATAGATACTAAATGGGTAGATGAAAACACATATACAGGTCAGTCCGCCCTCCTGCTACTCTCGCAAATCAATCTAAATTAGATGTTGCCTTGTGGAGCGGAATTAACAGCGGCTTCTCTCGCCTTCCGCTCAGCACCTAGGAGATACTGCTTTAGAGCCTCACCCAATGACGATAAGTCTTGCGCGACTCTAGAGATCTTCTTAGACTCACTCCGCTGAACGTCAGCCATAATACTACTACAATCCGCTCTATTGAGCTCGTAGTTCATAGAGCTTGGTTGTAACCCGTTGAGATGCTCGATAAAATCTTCAATTTGCGTGATCCACTGGTTCAGCTTCGTAGTCGCGCTGGATACTTGCCCGGCTTCGCCAAAACCTGCCGGATTATCCGGAACATCGTTAAACGCTTCCGGCGGTGTATCAGAATCTAGTCCATTGACTAGAGCTTCCTCATCACCATCAACTCCTGGAGGTGGTCCCTCTAGGTCGTCTTGCTCGATTAAGATCCTCTCAAATTGCTTTTTAAATATAGAACTCATCCTACTAATACTTATTAAATGTTACCCAATCTTTTAAGGTCATCCAGCTTTCCGTTAGGTTTACCAATGCCCCCGACTGTCGTGAATACATTCAACCCAGGTTTTGAGCCTCTATATATGCCTCGATGCACTGTGCTGTTCGGCTGCAACAGTCTGATAAACTGCTCAAACGCGTAGTCTAAGAAATCTTGAGGTATATCATTTAGAACCTCTTGAGAGCCTATAATACATGCCGCAGCTTTATCCCCGGTGCTCAGATCAATTCCACCAGCTAGGATGTTTTGCTTAAGGTTATCTCTAACAGCATAGCTGATATCAGTCTCATCCTTCCACTCTGTAATATTCGTCGCACCGAGTACCATCAAACCAGAATCTAGCACTGTTTGATAATCTGCTGCATCAAAAGATGAATAGTGACTCTGTTTGTTGACTATAGTGTTAAATAGGTGAAATAGTGAACATGTAGATAAGTTAGCCGTTTGCCAAAATCTATCAACAGCAAGGCCTGGATACACGGAGCTTATTTTCTCGTTATCGATTAAGATTAGAGGTGATAGAATACCATCCTCAACCAACGCCCATGCTTGCTGTAAAGTCTTATAAGCATTTTCGTTAACTTTAGAACCTTCAGATCTCTTAGGTAGTGCTAGTATACCACCTACCTTATTGGTTGTTACCCCTAGAGTCCGCTGAAGTTCGTAAGCTGTCTTAACTAGCCCGGCGAATGTCCCGGCACCTGTACCGCCTCCACCACCAGCACATACCATAATCCGGTCAACATCTTCCCCGAAACTTTTCTTCATGAAATCTAGCACATCTTCCTTCCGCTCATCATATATACGCTCACCAACTTTAGGATTCTTACCTGCACCGCCACCGCCGATGTTCAACTTCCGCGGCAAATTAACTGTGTCTAAATCTTGCTGTGCAGTGTTTATAGCGCACACTCGACCGTATCCGATCTTATAAAAAGTCTCCGCTATCCGTGAACCACCTTGCCCAGCACCTATAAATGCAAACTTATAACCACCCTCGAACTTATCCTTAATCTCAACCTTCTTCTTAACCGGAGGTGGAATCATAATATCACCGATGTCCGCATCATAGTCACCGTATATGTTATCCATATCGATACCTTGATCAGTTTCCTCATTTGCGATCTCTTGTGTATTCTCAGGAGTCGCGGCTGTGTCTCCACCACCGAACACGTTCCCGGCGGAATTACCTATTATGGTTGTTTTGTCGTTCATAGAAATATTTATTAGATTTGATAAGTATTTATAGATGTCAAAAAAGAAAAAATTTAAATTCGACCTCTTAGCCGAGGACTTAACCATGGGAAGTACCTCTCAGAACTTCACCGGTGGGCAGGTCGGACAAGGCTCCGGTCAATCAAAACCTCAAGCTATGTCTATAATGGATCTGATCGACACCCAGACAACCTTAAAAGACCGACAACGCGATGCTCCTGGAGCATTACCTTACCCAGTAAGCCATAGTACTTTACAGAGATTCGCAGAAGCATACTTCGCTATACAGGACGTCAAAAATACTTTGAGACGAACGGTAGATAACCCTCTAATATCATCTGATAAAAATAAAAAAGCAGCGGTTATGAAGATGTATAATAAATGTCTTAAGCTGCAGAAGTTGATTGAGATGTGTGGTAACGATTTAGACACACTGACACCGTAGTTGATTTCCTGTACATCTTCCACTAATTATAGTTGATGAATGTATACATCCGTTCTATTCTACTCACCTTACTAGTAGGCACCGTCCTTGGAACTAGTATAGCGTATATTGGTTCACTACCTTACGACAAGTCTATAGTAGGAGCAGTCGTAGGCCAATTCATCTTCTTCGCGATATACAATCGACTCCGAGCAAGAAAAGACGCCGCTATATTCGCTGCAGAAGCAATGGCTCGAATTAAAGAGTATAGCAAACAGGGGATTGACACCGAATGTGCCTTCTGTACAGCACCACAATTCGTACCTATACGATTTGATATAGATAATGAGTTTGACTGTACAGAGTGTGGTAAGTCTAGCGCTCTATACGTCACTGTAACTTCTGCGCAAAAAACAAACCCACTTGATGTGTCTCCGTTGCGAGTAAATACTATTATATCCGAAGAACTAGAAGCTCGCGAGAAGATTCAACAAAATGGATAAGCTTGATATTAAAGAGACTGCTTCTATGATACCTCAACCGGTGTCTCCGCCAGAAAATATAAATTTATCTGTGATTGAGGATATGTATAATAAGTTTTATGAGATTAATGATGAACTGAACAAACCGGCATTCGCTCAAGGTAAGCTACTAGAGAAAGATAAAACCTCCGGTCATATACGAGTGCTAAAACACATCATATACTTAACTTTAGATGATTTAAAATCCGTTACTGATGAACCAGAGTCTGTCAAGTTGTATGAAAAAGTCATCGGTGCTATATTGCAGTTACTTGAGTTACTAGAAATTGGAGCTCCAAATGTTAAGGATAATAAGCGTTTAGTCGCAAAATTATTCGGTTACATTTTTTCGTTGCACAATCTACATAATTTATAATATAATAATATATGAAAAATAAAGATTTCCCACCGTCCGGGTCAGTAGTGAATGTTAATAAATGTAAACATGTGAGAGTTATCGTAGATAAGTCCCGCCCTGACTTGCGTATGACTCTATATGAATACTCCCGGTGGGGAGCGATGATCGAGGCTGTCGGTATTATAAGTGGGCATATAGATCGGAACCCACCATCCTCTCGTAAGGACCCGAATTGGGTGAAGCCTATAGCTATACAAAAGTATATTGAAGAAAGAACCCCATCCATGCTACATGAAAACGCAGTAGACCGCGGAATCGCCGAAGTGTTCGAACCATGCACTACATAATAGGTGAACAATTTGATGTCCCACCAGTAGTACGAGGTAAGACAGACCCTAGAACCCTAGAACTCAACCGCCTCTCTCGGCAATTCACCGCCCCCGGCTCATATTCAATTTTCTACATCCGGAAACTTCATAAGAAGGCTAAGATACAGTATACGTTTCTAAATGAAGACACCGGCGACCGGCATACTATAGACTTTGATACAGCCACTGAAGCGGATGCATTAATAGCCAAGTTTAAAGGTGATTCTTTACCTGATTATGAAGATTATTATGCCAGCATATCCAGCTGATCAATAGTCTCCGTATACGTGATCTTGGTCTAGGAATACTCTATAGTCATATACCGGAACCGATATATCATCAACATCCCCAGTGTACGATTTAATAATTATAGGCTCATTGATACCTCCCGGCAACCGCCCCTCTAGTAGGTCATCATTAACTTGACCTAATGGACCTTCCACTGGCGCCCCCGGTTCATAGCTATAATCGAATCGTTTCGCGGTCATCAACCAGACGTAATGTCCTTGAAGTTGATTTATTTGGCTAACGTCTTGATCAACGCGTTGAGTTATCTCGAAGATCTTCCCTGTCCTCCCACCCGGTCTCGTCCGGCCATACTCCTCTAGTTCAAAAATATCACCGGCTTTTGGCTCTGCTCCCTCTCCAAAGTTCTTAACATAACTTGGTATGCTGATTATTGCAGTCACCTCATCATCTGACATAATACCAAATTGAGATAGTGAAATCGCATTTTCGTTGAGATTCAATACCACAATAACCTTCACCGGCTCTGTAAAAAGCTGAGTTGGATGTTCTCCGTATATGAAATCTTGCCCGGTCAAGCTATGATTATTAACATAGTAGTTAACCTCTACACCGTAATGGTTGATCTGCTCTTCCCACCACTTAGTATAGTTGTGCCTCTCATGCGGATTAATATCTTTATTAAGATATCTGACAGGTATATCCGAAAACGGCATCGCCGGCACAGACTTATCTTCTATATTTTTACTCATTTAGATAGACAATACCGCCCTAGAGGACCATCGTAGTATATTGTTATTTTAGTTGTACCTAAATCTCTAGGTTCTTCCGGAGAGAGGTTCTTTATATTGTATTGAGATAATATATCCTTAAGATCTTTCGCGTTTAGTATTACACGATGGCTGGACCCAACCGGTCTCTGTCGAAGGACTTCTACCTTTGGATGCTCTGTCGGGTCATTTCGATGAACATCCGGTACCAGCTTTTGAGTCTTTGCACCTAGTCCAATGAAACCGCGTTGTTGCCGGGTTACCGGCTTTTCTTTACCTAAGCAATTGCAATCTGATTCTAATAAACGATAGAAGGTTTTCTCGTACATCCTTTAATTATTTAGTCTAGTCTAATATGTAAACAAAAAAATACCGGCTATAAAGCCGGTATTTCTCGAGGGGATCGTTTGGGGTTAAATTGTTTTACTTAATAAGCTCACCGGCTCCGTAGCCACCAGCTTGTACTTTGTTCGATCCCATATTGGAATTGTTACCTGACTTGAGGTTGGTGTCTGCAAGCTCCTTTGGGTCAGCTTGTGTTTCCGGAATCTTACCGGATTGAGCTTTACCGCCCTTTCCGCTATAACCTGAAGCTTTCGGCTTGTTTGCTTTATTAGAATTATTCCCGGACTTGAGGTTCGAGTCAGCAAGTGGCCTTGGATCAGCCACTACCTCGATCGAATCCGCAAAAGGCTCTTCGCTATCGTCTCCAAAAGGATCTGAATCGCCGCCGTCTAGGTCTTCAATCTCGGACTCGGGATCAACGTCTAGAAGATCTCCTAGCGATTGATGTAGTTGCTCTGCAACCTCACGTGGAAGTTCTATAGTAATTGTATCGCCATCCTCTTCGCCTCCGAGGTCTTCCCCACCGAAATCATCTCCGGCATCAGCAGCAAATGGATCTTCATCCATGGCTGGTAGGTCATCACTCTCCATCAGCGTGTTGTATAGCTTGTCAAATATATTGTCTGGATTGTTCATAATTGAATTGTTGTTAAAAGTATTTATGTTGTCTTGTACCAAATTCTCTGATTTTCCTGCATTTTCTTCAGTTCCTTTATCCTTTTTCTTCTCATACTCCGGAACCTCAGCTTCAAACCCCTCGGCCGCCTCTGGACCAGTATCACCGACCAGTTGAGTTTCTCCTTCAAATTGATCAGGTGTATTATATGTAACCTGATCATAAGCTTCTTCAAGCTGAGCAATTTCCTTTTCACTTTTTAATGGCATAACATTAACTATTTATATCAAATGACCGAAAAATCGACAAAATACTATCTAGGAAACGAAAACTTACCTAATCAACATGCGACCCATGAGTACACCCCAGAACGCGTCGCTCAACTGAAGAAAGCTCAGAAAAACCTATTATACTTCGCTTCCAACTTCTTTTATATTGTTAATGTGGACTCCGGCCGGGAGGTTATTGAGTTAAGAAATTATCAAAAGCGAGTGATGCGTCTTATGAGAGATAACCGATTTGTTATTGTGATGTCTTCGCGACAATCCGGTAAGACTACTATGATGACAATATACGCTCTATGGGTCGCCTGTTTTAATGCAGATCAGAAGATTGTACTTGTAGCCAATAAGGAAAGTACAGCTAAAGACATATTTGGTCGTGTCCGGTTAGCGTATGAAGAACTGCCTAACTGGGTAAAGCCCGGGGTCATCGAGTATGGTAAAGAGTCTATGGTGTTAGCCAATGGTAGTAGAATAGGTATTAGTACCACCACCGGTACAGCAGCTAGAGGTATGAGCTGTAATGTATTGATATTAGATGAGCTAGCGTTTATTGAACCGTATATTGTAGATGAATTCTGGAAATCAGTGTATCCGACAATTTCTAGCTCAAAGAAAAGTAAGATATTTATAGCTAGCACACCTAACGGTACAGAGAATCTGTTCTACAAACTATATACTGGCGCTGTTCAAGATGCGAACGGTTGGATCGCGGATAAGGTAACCTGGGAGCAGGTACCTGGTCGTGATGAGAAGTGGAAGCAAGATAATATCAAACTTCTAGGTAGTAAAGAAGCCTTTGATCAAGAGTTTGGTTGTGAGTTTATTCAAGCCGGCGATAATATGATGGATGAAAACCTCTTACTCCGGTTACAAGCCTCATGTAGAGAGCCTATGCATTTACTAGAAGAAGGTAGGTATAAGATCTGGGACGAACCTGCTCCTGAGAAGCTATATGTTGTTGGTGTTGATGTGTCAGAAGGCGTTGGAGCCGCCGCCTCTTGTGTTCAAGTCATGGATGTTACTGATTTAAATAATATTCAACAAGTTGCATGCTATCATGATGACAAAATAAGCCCGTATGATTTCGTGTCTAAGTTAGATGAGATATTAAAACATTGGGGCCAGCCACCGGCGTTAATAGAGAGAAACAACTGCGGCGGTCAGGTAGTCGATTTATTAAAAAATAATTTTAGGTACGATAATATTGTAACATATGCAGGTAACATTAAAACAAAAGGCCGTCTAGGTATAATATCTCATACTAACACCAAGTATAGAGGAGTTATTAATATGAGGTACTGGTTACATGAAAGCAAATGCGTAGTTGTTAGAGACGAAAAACTGCTGAAGGAACTAAAAACCTTCGTTCGCCATAATAACGGGACATGGGGCCATGTAAAAGCCTCCGGAGTATTTGATGATCGAGTGATAGGCTTGATGTGGGCAGTGTTTATTTTAAATGAAGATCTAGTAGATACATACTATAACGTAACCGCCACCGGTACTAACGGTAAGCCTATTGCCATCACCGGTTCGGATTATAGCGGTGAATTCGCAGATTTAAATGTAGATGATTCCGGTGACGCAGCTCCGTTTGTGTTTAATAACATAAGTATGGATACGATGTTTGGAGAAAATTTAGAAGATAATCAAGGAGTCACGTACTTACGAGAGCAAGGCTGGACGAGCGGCCCGGGCGCGACCTATAAATAGTATGGGAGATACCGCAACAGCTAGAGCTTCTGCATACGATCCGATGGATCAAGCAGTATTAAACAAATCACGCGCTGATAAGTTCGTCATGATATTACCTATGCCGAAAGCTCTGCGAGAGATTAACGTATCCAAAGAACGTGCAAATGATAGTATCATGCAAAATGCGTTGCAATTTAGCGTCTATGGAGTCGTTGCCCCAGCAATAGTCGTAGATCCGGTAGAGATACCCTTCAGTGGTCAATCCTTTAACTTTACATCGTTCAAGCGTCCAGATTATAGTAACGTCCGGGTCGATTTTAAATTAGATAACCAGTACAACAATTACTGGGTTATATATAAATGGATAAATCTGCTAAACAATTTTAAAGAAGGTTTCTTCTATGCCGAACGACCGGGATTACGGAACGGCCCGGGGTTAGAACCGTATGCTGAGTACGCGACTGATATAACAGTTTACGGGTTAGATGAGTATAATGAAAAACGTATTCAGTTCACATATGTCGGCGCACATCCTATATCCCTAGGGGAGATAAATTACAATTATCAAGCATCAGATGAACTAGTCTCTAATTTTGAATTCGCGTTTAGTCAACTACACACAAAGTTATTATGAGCGAATTGAAAAAATCCGTGTAGGAAATAATAAATACTTTCATAGCAACCAATTTAACTTATTATGGCAAGAACAATACAATCTCCAGGCGTTGAAATCAAAGAAGTTGATCTTTCACTTAGACCGGAACTTCCGATCGGCACAACTGTGCTCATCCCCGGCTTTTCACAAAATGGTCCCACCGAGGAGCTAATTCAAGTAACCAGCGTTAGTGACTTTGAGCAGATATACGGTAAACCTACCACTCCAGTTGAGCGGTACTTTTATCACACCATCCGCTCATCGCTAAACAGTACAGCCAACGTTTATGCATGTCGGATGTCGTATGGTGCAAATTCCGGAGGTACCGTTGCTAACGAATACTCCGCTTTAGTGTACCCGGTATTCCCTCGTCCAACGATCAAGTCGCTTGAATTACTACCCATAGGTCATCCATTAAAGGACAGCTTAGTAAATTATTTTGCCGCTAAGACCAGCATTACTCAAGAGATACATACAATAACTTGGACCACCACTGCCGACGTCGGTCATCCATCCGGAGTAGGTGCAGTGTTAGTTCCTAGTCAAGGTACAATGACTTTTAGAGGCGGTCTCAAAACAAACGTTCAGGAGAGTACTGCTATACCGTTTGATGCATC